GGAAATTAGTATCTATTGGATTTAAAGGATCGTCCTTCGAACAAGAGCATACCATTAAAGCTATACAAATTATAGCAAACAATATTTTCTTCATGACTTGATTTAGTTTAATTAATGATGTGACAAAGGTAGATAATAATGTTAACAAAAGCAAATGGTATAGGGGAAAATTACATGTTCGATAACATATTTCTTAATTTAAGTAGTACAAACCTTGTCTACCTCTTTTTCCCGAACAACTCGGAATGACTACCAATTCTAAGCAAGTCGATTATTTCTCCGTCAATCCAAATAAGAAGAAAATCCCCTTCTATATGGCACTCCATACACCCTTTATACTCACCTTTCAACATGTGAGGTTTGTATTCTTGTGGAATCGGATGGTCATTTATAAGTAGATTTGCGATATATTCAAAAGCTGCAATTTTTTTTGGGAATTTCTGAATACGTTTGAAATCTTTCTTAAACTGGCTTGTTGGGTGTAATTTCTTTTTCACTTCATTAATTCCTCCATCAAACTATCCACGCTGTCGAACGTTTCTTTATTCTTGGTCGTGCGTGCTTCCCTTATAGCCGCTATCGTTTCCTCGTTTGGCTCGGAGTATACAGCGTCCATCAAGGTGCTCTCTACAAAATTATTCAAACTCCTGTTCGCTTTCTTGGCTTGTTCCTGCAATATTTGCAACAAGTCCTCACGTAAACGGAACGATGTTTGCTTTCTTATTACTGCTTCCATATTACTTCTGTATTATATTGTATCGCAAAGGTAATGCATTGTATGCAGAAAACAAACTTTCATGATTTTTATTTAGAGGATTGCAGGTTATATCATTCCATCTTAATCTTAACATCCACTTCAACAGGTATTGGTTTTTGACAATGGGGGCAAATGATCGTTTTGCTACTATTGATTTCATCAGAAAAGAAATCCCCGACTTTACACCCTATCACATTTGCTATCTTTTGAAGTGTTTCCACCGTTGGGTTTTTATTAATTGATTGAGATAAAGCACCTCGTGTTATAGGCTTACCGTTTTTGCTTTCCCATTCCGCAGCTATACGTTCGATAGTATAACCTTGAGTCTTAATAATTGATTTTATGTCCATCAGATGAATGTTTAGTTATTACTAACGGCAAAGATAAATATAAAAATGATATATGATTAGGAATAACTATTCGAAATATAGTTTTTGATATATTTTAATTAAACATTGGACTTGTGTTAAAGATTAGTTAAACCTAACGATCTACTTGCGTTTCGTTAGGTTTAACTGTACATTTGCATCATCAAAATAAAACAACAGTACAATGGCAACACAGAAATATAACAAGAGTGAGATCATGAAAGACGCATGGAGATTATTCAGACTTTACCGAAAATTCTCTTGGTCTTTTGGCAAGTGCCTTTCTATAGCATGGGATAATGCCAAGATAGAGATAAAAAATAATGAGGCCAAGGCCAAGAGATTGGCAGAGGAAGAAGCTAGACGCATCGAGTATCGCAAGCATATTGTCTTATCTCATGTCGGTATGGCTAGCCTTTATGCTAACAGGGTTTATTCGGGAGATTAATCAATAATATATATACAATCATGGGAAACAAAGAATTAACTAAAAAAGTGAAAGAAGCTATCGAAAGAAATGATCTGTTGGATTTTCGATTTTATCCAGACGGATCAGGTGCTCAATTTCATATTTACGAACCTACAGGATATCACGGTCTACCCTGCGATCAATCTATTTCTCTTCATATTGATGATGCAATAGAAGCGGTAAGTGGTAAATGGATAAATGTTAAAAGAAGATAGCGTATCTATTAGCATATGGTAGGATTGTGCTCAAATATAGTTTATTCGGGAATTGAACATACATTAATAATAAAGAAATATGGAAACGATAGAGGTATTGAAGAAGGTACAAAGGATTGCGTTGGAGTGTATGATCGGAAAGAAACCGGTACATATAAACGTTGGCGTTATGCCGGAGACGGGCGGTTTATGCGTCACCGTACAAGACAGGTCTCACGATGTGGTCTACATGGAGATATTCAATGACTGGATGCCGGATCACAAGGAATGGAATAAAAAGACCTACGATAGGTTCATGAGCGTAATTAGCGACATGACTTGCGTAAGGCTTGCGGGATAACTCGAACGACGGGGAGAGGATCGGAAGTAGATACCCCTCCGGTAATATCGCTGGAGGGTTTGGTGGAGTTATTTCAATGATAATTAAATGATTGCATGAAATAATAAGAAATAGGATGATTTTAGAACCTAATGGTCTTATTGTTTATCTATCTGAAATACATTGATATAGAGTGTTAATAAAATACATTATTTAGAATGCTTCTAAATTAGTACGATTTTAGCGACCCTTATCTGTCTTTATCTATCGTTATCTATTCATTTTGTTTTGTGCTTAAAATAAGGATGTTGTTAGATTATTTTTTAATTATAAACTTTGCGTATGAGAACACCAGAATTAAGCGGGAATAAGTTCTCCGCTATAGAGCAAAAGGAAGTCTTGGTCAAGTTGATGGATTTTGACGGGGACAAGGAATTATGGATTCACTCGGAACTTGGTGGCAGCACTATGACATTCGGGATGAAGGAAGCAAGGCGGTTAAGGGATTTCTTCAACAGTCTCGATCTAAGGGACTAGAAGGATGGCCTTGTCGGGGTTCGATTCCCCGGCCACTACAATCAGTCAAAGTAAAATCCCCGAAAGCGGAAGTGACTGAGCCGCTAACGGGGATATGGATAATCTTTAACGCAAAGTAAAGATATGGAAAATTTGAATAGTTTGTTGCCTATAAGTGAAAATAATGGCAAAAAAGCGGTTAACGCAAGAGCTTTACATGCTTTCTTAGGGAGTAAGCGTGATTTCTCAACATGGATTAAAGACAGAATTAAATCTTATGATTTTGTTGAGAATCAGGATTATGTAGTTTTCCCCAATTTTGGTGAAAACCCTAAAGGCGGTAGACCTCAAATAGAATACGCTCTATCCATTGGTATGGCCAAGGAACTGTCCATGGTTGAGGGAAATGAGAAAGGCAAGCAAGCCCGCAAGTATTTTATCGCCTGTGAGGAAAGCAGGAAAGAATTATCTCGGAAGGAGATCCAACAATATCCGGTGCCTCAATCCTACGGGGAGGCCCTAATGCTAGCCGCACAGCAACAGATGCGAATAGAGGAGCAGCAGAAGAGGCTAGAGCAAAAGAATGAGGAGATAACGGAGTTGAGAGCGGAGAACGTGGAACTACAGCATCAAAGCGAGTATGCCCGTTTTGTCCTCCAGAGCAAGAAGACCGTTCTCGTCACCCAGATAGCGCAGGATTATGGAATGACAGCCATAAGATTCAACGCCTTGTTGCGTGATCTCCGCATACAACGAAAGATCAACGGGCAATGGATATTGTACGGGGAGTATTTAGGTAAGGGCTATGTCCATAGTGCCACTCACAACTACACCCATTCCAACGGCAGCCCGGACGTGAGCCTTAATACCGAATGGACTCAGAAAGGACGCTTGTTCTTATATGAGGAGCTAAAAAGAAACGGTATTCTTCCATTGATCGAGAGATCAGACAGAAACTAATTGATATACATATATTATTGAGGTACGATATAAAGGCGTACAGCCAAGACTTTAACCTATTGTGACTTGAAAATAATTGTGAAATATTAAAAGATTGATTGAATATGAAAGAGAATGAGATTAAAAGCATCGTCGTGAGAGCCGACGGTAACGAGATCAAGGTTGATCATGCTCATGAGTTGGTTATTGGTGGCTTGACGATAACCCCGGAAATGATGGAATCGATAATGAGCATATCGGAATACACCTTCTCGGAGGATATAGGAGACATGATAGATACGCTCATCCGGTTGAGCTACGAAGACTCCTTTGATGACAATGAGACCATGAATAAGATAAGAACCATGTCTTGCGTGAGGGACTTCTTGAGGGATATCGAGAAATCAAGATCAAGGGCTTGATATTACGCAGACAATAGTTATCTTTGTGACAGAGCCAAAGAGCCGTACCGGAGACGTATTTGTCCCCGGGCGGCTCTTCTTATTTATACGCGTATGATAAAGATTTCTTTGATAATAGATAGTAAGGAGACGGATATAACCAATGATCTAAAGAATTGGGATGATATCGAGTTGTCTTTTACTCGAAAGGATTTTGGTGGGATATATCGTAAGTTCGCCAAGAAGTTCGAGTTCGTAAAAGGAGCTTACGATCTTTTGACGGATTTATACCTATCCAAGTATATTGAATCTTCCGCAAAGATAGTGATATATCGGCAAATTAACGATCTCACGTACAAAGAGGCGTATCGTTGTTCTTTGGACTTTATGAGCTATAGTGACGATGGGCATACGCTTACCTTGAGTGCGATCGATGATGATACCTATTCCATTATCAACTCCCAGAAATCGCAGACTTTTGACATTCCAGTGAGTGATATAAATAAAATAAGCTTGATTTATAAAAGAATATATCTTAATAATAGGGTATCTTGGGTTATAAATCCAAATGATCCAGATAATGAGCAGACAGACCCGGATGTGTATCCTATAAGGTTCGCTCTTGCCACGGAGTTCCCTATGGTATACGGTGACGCTAATTTTCCTATCAAAGGGATGATTGAGCAGTTTGATATAGGTTCCCATGTTGGAGAATTATCTTATTATAGCATGACATCGTTCGTGAAAGCCTTAGCTCCGGTTAGTATAAGATTGATATTAAAGTTTGATATGAGGCTTGATTCTTATGACATGGATTTCATGCCTTCTTTGTGTTTAGGTAAAAGGAAAAAAGAGGAGATAGAGTTTCCCAAAGAAGATATAGCCTACTTTTCAGGTATTGGACAAATCGTAAATGTTAATATCGATAGGTGCATAGACCTAGAGGAAGGTGATGAATTAATGCTATTCTTTGTTTATCCCAATAGCATAATTACATATGCGAAAGCCACGTTATTAAACGTGAAAGATATAAGCGTAACGTATATCGCAAAAGGAGATCCGGTAACCATAGATGCCATTAGAGCTTCTGATTTGCTGACATCCTTGCTTAAAAAGATAGGGCTTAAGGATTATACCGGGGAAATAAAGACCGGGAATATTCCGATCCCCTATATCATGGCGGCTGAGAGCATACGTGGGATCAAGGACGCAAAGATACATACGTCATTCTCTAAGTTCACGGAGTTCGCCAAGGCCGTGTTAGGCTATGACTGGGAGATAGATGATGTCAACAGAAAGGTTATATTTAAGCCTCTGGGCGATTTTTATGATTCCGTGACCGATCCGTTGCCATTGACGGAGATAAACTCCATGACTCATACGATAGATAGTTCGGTAGTCTATAGCGGCGTGGAAGTGGGTTACGACAAACAGGAATACGACGAGATAAACGGGCGTGACGAGTTTCATTTCACGAACTCATTCAGCACGGGGATAAAGGCCACGGACAATGTCTTGAAGTTGATAAGCCCTTATCGTGCCGATCCTTATGGAATTGAATTCCTCGTGGCCGAGAGGGATGAGGAGACGAAGGACACAGATTCGGACAACGACGTGTTTATTGTTGACGCTATAATGAGCCAAGGGGTGTTGACCCCCCGGACGATATCTATAGACCAGACGTATCCCATAACCGGCGTTCTATTCCCCGATACCATGTTTAACGCCGCCTATTCCCCAAGGAATATGCTGATGGCCAATAAGGGATACGTCGGTATGTCCGCTAGCGGATTGATGTTCACGTCCTCGGAGGGCAATGCCGATGTATCCATAAAAGGCATATCCGAACGTGGAGGGATTTCCATAGAAGATAGTGATAGGTTGTTGAGATCCGATAAGATAAAGGTGTCTACCATTGGGTTATCCCCGTTCCCGGGTAACTATAAGGGACGGATATCATGCTCCTTTTCCGGTAAGACGTACGTGGGATACGTGTCCGATATAACCGAGCGTATCGGGAAAGGTCAGACGGTAGATTATGAGTTGCTCCTTAAAAACATAACATAACCGTTTGATTATAAAAAAATAATACTTACTTTTGTCTCAGAGCCTAAGAGCCGTTCCCGGAGGAGTCGTATCCTTTGGGTGCGGCTCTTTTTATTTATATGCGTATATGAGGTTGAAAGATTGCATTAGCGAGGTTTGCCCTCTCCTTTTTGACGTGAGTTCCCCGTCCGTGGAGAGACCGGTGGAGTATATCCAGAGGATTGGGTGGGATAACGATCCTATCATCGTGCAATGCCTGATGGGTAACGTGAGCTGCTATATGCGAATATACGATCTCTCCACGGGGCAATATATACGGGTGAATCCCTCCAAGATCAAGATAAACAATACTTCCTATTTATATGAGTTCATGATAACGATGGATCTTGACAACGGTATTTACAAGGCCGTGATAATGACGGGGTACCAATCCTTGGAGAGTGTCGTGTTCCGTAAATGTGACATTGACGAGTTTGCCGAATGCTCCTTGATAAGATATACCCATCCTGATAATATCGTTCCGTTCAAGGCCATATTCGATGCGGGGGATGATCGCAAGAGAGTATTTACCTTAGCCGTAGAGGGAGGTTTCAAGACGGATGGTAGGTCATTGCATGTGAGTAACGAGTTCTTTCGTACTCAAAACCAGAAACTCATAGAGCTATATAGCGTTCCGTACGATGACATGACTTTTACCCTTGGGGATAATAGGGGAGTCCCGTTCGAGATGGGGAGATTGCTGAACAATATCCTATGCCTAGGCCATGTGGAGATAAACGGGGAGAGATACGTGAGGAGCGAGTCCAGCGTTCCAGAGCAACAAGTAGTATTGGAGGGCTCACCACAATATATCTATACGGTCAAGTTGGAGAGATCCCCATACGAAGAAGAAGACTATGCGGATTCTCCCAATCTATGGTTCCTGCGTGACGATTTCGTGGACGCTAACGGATATGTGCTTACTAACGAAGATTTATCATGGGAGGATTGATTTATGGGAAATAACGCTTCTACGAGAAGAGGGATAAGACCTAGGATACCGGACGTGCTTACGGTTAGCGTTACGGATGACAAGATGGGATCGGACTATACTGTATACTCATCCGCCTCTACGGATAAGTATTTTTTTAGGAAAGGGAACGTGATGTCCAATAAGGACAGGTATTATATAGATGAGGAACATGTGTTCAGCTCTTACCTAGCCGATTACCTGTTCATGTACAAGAGGGATGTCGTAAAGGGAGGTGAGACCTATGAGCCTAGCGATACGAAGGTCTTCTCTGTCAGTAAGTCCATAGAGCTTTTCGTCACGAAGACCCAGTTAAGCGATTCTATAAACGATGTCAGGTCGGAAATTCCGGATGTCAGCGGTTTTCTAACATCTTCAGATCTTAGCGGATACGCTACTAAATCTGATTTGGATAGCTTAAGGGATGAGATAATAGGAATGTTGCCTGAGAACGGAGGAAAATAATAAAAAACGATAAAAAAAATAGATGTATGGCTATAACGATACAACCCATCAAAGATAATAGAAATGGTCAGACTCCGGATAACGGGGCGCAGATGGTCGATAAGATCAACAGTAATTTTAAAAATGTATCAGAGGGAATAGGAGAGGTGGATGGTGACGCTGTCCATTTGGGAGATCAGTCATCCCAAGTAAATTATGAGACTCCTAAGACCTCAGCTGACATGGCGATACAAGCGGTGAAGGATGACAAGGGAAACGTGATAAAGGATACTTATTCTACAAACATGGCTACCGGTATAGACGAGTTCCCAGAATTCTCCGATAAAGGAGTGTACAATGCGGGAGATATCGTGAGAAAGGATGGGAGTATATATGAGTTTACGCAAGCCCATTCCTCGAAACCGTGGATTGGCACGGACGCGAGGGAGACTAGCTTGAGGGGGGAGGTGACTAATATTATAAATAATTGTTATCAAGAAGTATTTGTTACTTACTCTAATGCGCATATAACGGATGGAATTGATAAATCGACTATTAAATTATCCAAACATTGCAGAATAGCTTTGAGTCAAAATAGAATTTTATATATCGTGGGGGATAGTGATATAACTTGCGAATTAAATGATTTTGAAGCTCTTTATATAGATTTATCTTTATATCCTAAGAATTTTAGAAATGACCAAGATAAACCTATACCTATACAAAAATCTAATTATACAGATAGATCTTTTATATTTACTCCAGATATATTAGTACTATTTTATCGTAATAAAACAAATGTCTCTGGAGGTTGTATATATAATCATATTCGTTTAAAAGAACAAAAAGAAAATTTCAACCAAAATAGTTTTTTAATAACTGAACATAAAATTGGTATTGTTAATCTTATTGATTCTTCTAATGTGGATATGTATGGAGTAGTGAGATTATTCGTTGGAAATAATAGAAGTTTTTATATTAATTCTGAAGGCTTAAAAAGAATTACCTTGAATGATTTTCAAATAGCTTATGTGGATATTTCTGATATACCAGCTAATTATCTTGGAAATATGAATAATTTGCAAGAAATTAAAATTGACCTTTATGAACATTTAGATTCTTTAGAAAATAAAATAGTTTTAGCTTATAGAGATAATCATAAGGTTGTTAATGGCTTATTAGTAAATGCTCAATCTAAAGATTTTGTTTATAATTATATAATAACACAACAGTCTGCCAATATTATCAAAGAAACTTCAACTCAATCTTATGTTAAAACTTTTGGAACTATTAGAATATTTAATGATGAAAAAAAATTTTATATTGCTGATGAAAATGGATTGGAAATTACGTTAAATGATTTTGAAGCTATTTTTGTTGATTTAAATGACGCTCCGTATAAAGGAACTACAGATAATTTAGTAACTATTCAAAAATCAAAATACAGTGATGGATCTTTCTATGAAAACGGTAAAATCATATTGTTATATCGAGATGGTATTTCTTTAAAAGGCGGACTATTGTATGATTTTTTGAAAAATTACAATGCAGAATCTCGTATTGGAGATCTAATAGAAGATATAAGTTTAAGTCTAACTGAAGGTTATTATATTAACATAAATGGGAATGTTTATAAATCAAGCACTTCTGATGTATCTTATTCTTTTCCTATAAAATTATTAAAAGGGGAAACGATTATAGTTAATGCAGGTGGAAGCAATGTTCATTCTATTATATCAATTACTGATGAAAATGGTACATTTTATAAATCTGTTGCTGCGGGGAATGGTGCTTTCGGAAAATTTACATATACAGCTATAGAAGATTGTTATATTGCTATAAGTTTTACAAATAGTGTAAGAAACACTTGTAGGAAATATTTATTTAAAAGTAGCAATGATAATACTTCTAATGTTAATGTTTATTTTAAAGAGAATGTAACAGGTGTTCCTATTGCTTATGAAGCCAAAGAAGGAGTTTTAGTATATCAAGGAGATACTAAAAGTTCAGATAATTATATAGTGAATGCTGTAATGTACCCTAATGGAGAAATTATTGCTACAAGAAGTGGGGGGAAAGTTGTTAAAATAGGATACGATGGTGAAACGGAACTTCTTAATATATCTGGTGCTACTGATTGGAGAGGAGTTTATATGGATTCAAAATTAAATGTATTCATATCTCCATACGATTCTTATAGTAACATATCTTCTTCTGAAAGAGGGGTTTATAAGCTAAAATATGGAGACTCGTCTTTTAAACAAGTTCTTAAATTGTACAATCCGAATTCTGATATACCTACAGAATCAGAAGATAATAGAGATACCGTATGGACTTTTTGTGAAGATGATAAAGGAAACTTATATGCAGGAGTATATTCATTAAGTCATGAAAATCCTTCGATATATAAGTCTACAGATGGTGGAGATACATGGAAACACATTATTAATTTTAATGACAGTGGATATACATCTAATGGTAGACATATACACTCTATTATATTCAATAAGTATAATCGCTCATTATACGTTATTGTTGGAGAAGTTAATACTATTTTTAAATCTGTTGATGGTGGAAATACTTGGATAGATTTGAATATAACATTAACAGTTAAAGGCTCAGCAATGTTAGCAACGCCATATGGAATTCTTGTTGGTAGTGATGGTCCTTTCCATTGTGATATAGATTTAATTTATTCTGATGATAAAACACATAGGAAAGTATCAAGGATATGGGCTAATACAGTATTTGCCATTAGACAATCTGATGTAACTGATAATATATACGCATTTACTAAGATAGATAGTTCAGTTAATGCTTTGAGTTATTTTCCTCCTATTGAAGCTATATCGGATAGCGAAGTTCTTCAAAATTGGAAAGATACTCAATCTGCTAATACGGTTAGAGATTGGCAAAATTATCATGATAGTGTTGTGAATTTTTATCCAGAAGACGCAATAAGACCACAACATTGCTCTATTCTTGTTAGTAAAGACATGGGATTAACATGGGAAATTCTTCATAAAGAATTCGTTACTTCTTCTCAAGCTGCTGGCCATTGGACAACAGGATATTTCCGTAATGGAGAATGTTTAACAGGCTTTCTTGATAAAACAAGAAAATTCATTAACCCTCTTATTATATCTGAGGGAAAGCATAAATTTACATCTGATGGCATTGATCTAGATGGAGATATACTAATAAAAACTAATACATCTAATCTTATTGATATTACTACTAAAAAAATCAATTATTAATATTTATGCGCAACCTCAAACTAATAACCTTCGTCTCAATCCCCCTGTCTCCGATCGCCGAGCTGTTTGAACGCTACGTGTTCGGAGACTGGGAATTTGTCAAGTTCCTTACGATACTGATTTGTCTGGATACCGTGTTGGGATTTCTGAAGCATTACTTGGCACATGATGTAGACAGCCGGGCGTTCGCCATGATAGTGAAGAAGTTGATCGCTGTGGATAGAGATTTCGCCGAGTGGGAGGCGGCGAGAGAGGATGAGAGCGTAGTGGTTTTATAACTAAATAAAAAAAAGGATCGGAAGAATGGATAGATACATCCCCTACCTGCTAGAAGCGGGCAACTGGTTAAAGACAATGGCGATAGCCGCCGTGGTGACAATGCTAGACTTCATGTCTCCAATCGAGAACTTCTTGGTCGTGATCCTATCATTGGCCTTCATAGACACGTTCTGGGGGCTGGCTGCGGATCACGGGGATTTCCGGAAGAGCAAGTTCATCCGTAGCTGGGTGTACATGCTAGTCTATTTCCTGATCATAATCATCTCGTTCTGGATAGGCGTGATGATGGATATATCGAAGGATAACGCCAAGGCTTTCGTGTCTTGGATTACGTGGGCGATGATATGGTTTTACGGGACCAATGTCTTAAAGAACATGGGCAAGGTATTCCCGGATAACAAGGTGATAGCCTTCTTGTATTGGGTTGCCGCCGTGAAATTTATCAGCAAGGTCAATTTCTTGGATGAGTATAACAAGACAAAGAATAAAAAAGGCTCCCCAGATCCAAAAGGATAGGGGAGCTGGTGTGAAATCATCGCTGACCATATTTCTCAATAGGGCAGGAGATAAGTAATAAAGTACACAAATGTAATAAAAAAATAACAATGGCAGAGAAAAAAATACCTAGAGGTTTGAGAAACAACAACCCGGGAAACATTAGGATCAACAGTGATCTCTTTCAAGGAGAGGTTCGACCAAGCAAGGACAAGTCGTTTAAGCAGTTCGAGACTATGGCCTATGGCTATCGGGCGATCTTCAAGATCCTGTCTAACTATTACCGGAACTATAAGCTGGACACGATCCGCAAGATGATAGATCGCTGGGCGCCGGAAAACGAGAACGATACGGACGCTTACATTAAGGCCGTATCCGATTACGCCGGTATCCCGGCTGATGATCCTATCAACATCAACGCTCGTGAGCAGATGATCCGTATTGTTGCAGGTATGAGTCGGATCGAGAACGGTAGGGAGGCCGAAATGTCGGACGTTATAGCTGGGTGGAACTTGCTATGAGAATATGGTACGTCATATTGTTATGCCTTTTCTGTGCCTGTGGAACCTCCAAGAAATCCACGGATGCGGAGAGGCATGCCACTACAAGTGTCAGTCTATCGGATAGCGTACTTAAAAAAGATAGCCTTTCGATCATAGAGCGCATATTATCTAACGAGAGGCTGAATGCCCATATCTTGGTTGTCGAGTGGTCTGGTCCGGATAGTGTGGGGAACCAGTATCCAGTCAAGACCTCAGATATAACCATAGGTAAGGAGCGAGAGGAATCCGGCGAGAAGATCGTTTCGTCCGGATCTGATATGACAGAGGTGAGGACGAATAACAAGGCGGTCGTCTCCGATGAGAGAGAAACGATAAACGTGGACAAGGAAACGAGGCTTATCCATCCTAGGGTATGGTGGTATCTGTTGGTAGGAGGAATGATTGCTGCCATGTTATGGTGGATCATTAATAAGAGAGGGTGATTTAATATTGATACATAGTGTTATCCAATGACTCCGAGAGGACGAGTTGGCGGGGAGATAAAGAAAGAATCTCCCCACGAATTAAAACGGATCGGAAGTTTGTTTTAATTATCGCTGCACGACGGGAGAGATTCTTTATTTCTTCTGCCGTGCATTTTTTGTGCCCGGCTTTGATAGTAAAACAAACCACGAAATAAAAAGTTTATGAATAAGGTGGAAATTTTTTACAAAAAAGTGATAGAGGCAGTCTGCAAGGAGTGCGGAACCGATCCGGTAATGATGTTTAGCAACAACAAGGAGAGGAACGTTGACGCTAGGGGAGTGGCTATAACCATACTGGCCGATCGCAAGTTGAGCGACAATATCATATCCGATCTGACGGGAATGACGAGGCAAGCCGTCAACCGGATGCGAAACCTGTACCCGGACAGGATAAGGAGGAGTTACTACCTGAGGAGGACGGTGGAGAGCGTCAAAGAGGAACTATCCGGTACGGTCTGAGGGTGCGTTATGTTGTAAGGCATGTGATTTGTCTATGAAAAAATTTTCATATAACAAAATTTTATGCGACCTTTGCGGCATGAAAGATAATAATGAAACCTCGGCGGCGCAACAATCCGTATCGGGGTTTTGTTTATTGAACAGGAAATTATTTAAATCGAAATGTGTTTAGGAATAAAAGTCAATAAAGATAAAATAGGCAATCTTATGGTATATTTGTCGGAGAGGATATCTCCAATATATCATACTCAGCTTATTAAGCTTCTATATCTTATAGATGAAGAGGCTGTTAAGGATGATGGCGTTCCTGTCACTTGGCTTGATTATAAGGCGTGGCAATATGGCCCTGTAGCCCCAGATACATATTATATAAAATGCGGGGGAATGGAGTTCTCTGATTATGTTAAGGCGGAGAAATGCTCAGGATCAGATAATCATTTTTACGTTTTGCCGAAGGTGTCATTCTCGGATGATAAATTTAGCGACTACGAAATGGACATAATAGATCGTGTCATAAAAGAATATGGGAATAAAAAGCCTAGTGAATTGGTGAATTTGACCCATAAAAAGGGATCGTTATGGGATATTACCAAGAAAGAGCATAATATTATTTTCGATAATGATTATAAAGTATCAGATTATAGCTTAGACTTTAAGAGACTAATAGCGGATGATCCTGAGAAACTGGAGAACTATAATGGTGCCATGGAGATTATGATGATTAATAGTAAATTAAAGTCATGCGATAATGTTTAAGCCCGGAAACGTTTTATATGGCACGTTTAAGCTGTCAAATATATGTACGAAACCAAAATATGCGATCATTTTACATAATGACGGGCAAGATTGTGTGTTAGCCACATACACTACATCGAAAAAGAGGTCTGGGGTTAGTGATTATGTGCATGGAAAAAATCCTTCTGGATCTAATGACCCTAAATCTTATGTGTTTCTTGCCAGTAAGGATGTTGGCACATACAAAGACGGCAATGGAGTTACTCAAAGCTTCAGATTTCCTGAAGATAGTACGGTCGTTCCAGATTATGGTTATACAAAGACTTCCACGCATAGCTTATCATTGAATGTGCCTGATTTGACTTTTATATGTAGTTTGTTTGAGAAAGAATACTTGGATTTGATTTATATGCTATATCAAAGCAAGAAAACTCCTCGGGAGTATAAAAAGATATTTGAGAAAATATTGCAGGATAAACTAAAGTGATATCATATAAAGAGGAAGGTATGAAAAATTTAGATGAACCAAAAGCTAAGGAGTATGATGAATTCCTAGAAAGGAATAGTTTCGATAAATACTCAGATAGAAAAAAACATATATCTAGTCCAACCACGCTACAATGCATGTATTGGAAACAGGTGGAACCGGTAGATATAAAAAGTAACCAACCATAAAAAATAAGCCTTGCATAAATTAGGAGAAGAGCTCCTTTCCATATCATTATAAAGCCTCCCTTAAAAGGCAAAAGCGTCGTCAACACAAATTGGCGGCGCTTTTTTTGTCTCATCCCCTTCCGCAAAGAACTAGCAACAACCTCGCAACAAGCTAGCAAGGAGATATTTATTTAGCAAAGCCCTTCTCATGATTTTTGTCGTGTCCGGTAATGGTGCCGGATTAACGACAAAAATTAAAGATAATGGATAGAAATTATTTTATCGGTACTCCCGAAGGAGGTAATTCCGGTGGAAGTAAGTTTGACATCATGGCCTTTCTCCCGAGCTTGATGGGCGGTGGTGGAAAATCATTGGACCCCAATTTGGTAGCGGCTTTGATGAACAATAAGGGCAATCAAGACGCTTGGGGCGGTGGTGGTTGCTGGTGGATCTGGATCATCCTCCTGTTCTTCGTATGGGGAGGCTGGGGTGGCAACGGCTTCGGCAACAACGGGGCTAACGGATTACCGGCTCAATTGAACAATGACGCTGGTCGTGAATTGTTGATGAACGCTATCCAAGGAAACGGAACGGCTATCAGCCAATTGTCATCTTCCTTGAATTGCTCAACCCAGCAATTACAAAACGCTATCTGCCAGATCCAAGGACAGATCCAGAGCGTGGGTAACCAAGTAGGCTTATCCTCTCAGCAAATCATCAATGCCGTTCAATCCGGTAACAACCAATTGTTGAGCCAGATCGCCTCTTGCTGCTGCGACGTTCGTAACGCTATCACTACGCAAGGTTATGAGAATCAATTGGCCATTGTCAATCAGACGAACACCTTGTCCGGTAACGCCAATACGCAGTTTAATATCCTTGGAGCCAAGATTGACGCTCAAACCCAGATCATCAACGACAAGTTCTGCCAGTTGGAGATGAGAGAGATGCAAAACAAGATTGACACGTTGCGTCAAGAGAAGTCAGCCCTAGAGCTTGGAATCTCTCAGGCCGCACAGACCGCCAACATCGTGTCCCAGCTAAAGGCTCCATGTCCGATACCGGCCTATTTCGTCCCGAACCCCAACTGTTGCAACCCGATGCAGGTACAAGTGACCCGTGAGGGATGCGGATGCGCGTATAATGGAGGCTTAGTATAAGGAGGCCCTGTCATGACAGCGAGATTAAACGTAAGGACTTGCGTCCCGAGGGTTGACCAGAACGGCATCTATGTCGTGTCAACGACGGGCAAGGCCGTATCCACCCCCGATGGAGAGGAACCAAGGATCGATTTCGGACTCAATCCGTTCGTATGGTGCGCCCTCCCAGATGTTGGGGTATTGATCTGGAGAGTTAGACATCCGGTTACGACCACGGAGGCTTCTTATCCCGTGAACGTTATAGTTCCCAACGGATACGCCACGACAGTCCCGTCACAAGGCGTTCAGGCGGGTACTAGCCGGATTCCGGTTGTTGACCACCATAACGTACAGGTGACAGGGAATGACGTTAACGTCCCTGTGGACTCCGCTAACGGATCGCCTATGTTAGGAGGTTATACAGAGCATATTGTTTGGTTCAATAAGCCTCAGGGGATATTCCGTCTTCTAGGGGTTAAGGCATCAAGCAATCCTACTCCGTCCGCCCAAGTGGGCGATACCAGAGCGGAGGCGAACGTAACGAGAAATAAATAACGAGAACCCGGGATAATACCCGGTTCTCTTTAAATCAAGAAGAAAATGACATTTAAGGAACTAAGAGAAGGCAACCAATATTTTATCCTTCATAAGACAGACAAGCCTTTCTGCGAGGTAGGTAGCGTGGTGGAAACTAAAAACCTGAGACCTAAACCGCAAAATTTCAATACGGGCTACCCTCCCTTGCAACCGGAGATGGTTATCGATCTAACGGTCAAGGTAGGCGACGACATGGTTAAACTATCTTCCGTACCGGCCGATAAGTCCATAGCGGACTATAAGCCTGACAACGGCGAGAAACTGGTATTGGCGTGCGATCTGGCCATGATGAACCAAGAGATAAGCTCCATGTTGCAGAATAGCCGACAGGTATTGGATAGCATAGAGGCCCATAAGTCCATCATAGATAATTGCGAGCTTATGCTTACCCAACTCAATCCCCAGTTCAAGAAGGAGAAAGAGCAGGAGGATAAGATTGCCAATCTTGAGAGCGAGATTGCGGAGATGAAAAGATTGTTTGGTGGCGGTATCGAGGAAATTAAGCAGATTCTTTTTGAGAAACAAGGTAATAACAATAAAAAATCAGGATAATATGGGAACATATAGCAGAAAACTGAGAGAGCTGATCGAGGAATTCGACGCCATGGAAGACGAGGATATGTTAGAACTGGCGAAGGAGGCCTATAAGCTTGGCTGTAAGGAAGGGAAGCGGAAGGCCATGGAAGGCTATGGCAACCGCATGGAGGAAGACGAAGACGATGAGTTCGAGGACGACGACGAGTTCCGTGAGATGTGGGAACGTGGCGGCTACGGCAACCGTGGCGGCGGTCGTGGATCATCCGGTGGCGGTTATGGCAATCGCCGTGGGGTGCCGGGCACCGGACGCTACTCGAGACGATATCGTAGATAACCATGAGGGGGGACCGGTTTCCCCCTCCTAAAAAACAGAGGAATATGAGACTAGATATGTATGATGATTTCCCTTCCGGCATGCGATCCTACCTGAAGGCGTATGGCTGGCATTTCTCCAAGGCCATGTGCGATTGGGCCGTATCCATGATGGAGAAGGAGGACGGAAACGGGAAGAAGGTCAAGATAACCCCTTTCACGAAGGAACAGGTGGATGAGATGCTGAAGAAGTATAGCGTTGACGTGAAGAAAAAGGGTGGATACGATTATGTTTACGCCGCCAACATGTGCAAGGCCGATTACCTTGGCTCCTCCGTGCCTAACGAGCAGTACGCCGCTCTTTATGTCAAGAACGTCTGCGACGATCCGGACGCTTACGACGGGATAGTGTTCACCCGGTTCTATGCTGATTGCATCGGGTCCGGCACGCCTATAATCTGGGAGGAGATGATGTGATGGGAGGCTGGGGCTACATACTGAGGATCTTGAAGGGAGAGTCCCCCAAGGACGTGCTGGCGAGTATGCCGGAGAAGGATTTTGACAAGGTATCCGAGGTGGTGGGCAATCTCAAGGCAACCAATCTCACCCGGCAACAAAGGAGGAGGATAGAGCGGGAGTTCAAGACGGTAAGGAGATGATACGACGGGATTACCATATCAAGAGATACGATTGGGTGATCCACGTGCTGTATAACGTCACCTGCTCGAGGATATCCGATATCATAGCCCTATTGAGGAGGGCCGGTTGCCCGGAAAGCAAGATACGGGAGGCTTATGGCAACGTAGGATCCTGCAAGCTGGACGTGGGACTGACCTATTCGAATTACCGCAGCCGGGAATCCGTCATGGTGATAGGCCGGACCTCGTCTTACAGGGAGTTCTCCAATTCGTTGTTCCACGAGTGCCGGCACTTGACCGATCACATGGCTATAGCCTTAAATATGGATGTGGGTGGAGAAGAGATAGCTTACCTAAGCGGGTACATAGGAGGAAAGCTAGCTCCCGATATCCAGCTGTTCATTTGTGATTGCAATTGTCATAAAAACGAGATAAACAGACATATTTATCAACAAAAAAAAGAAAATGGTAACAAAAGCAGATTTAAAAATTGAGGCCGCTCGTCTTGCGACGGAATCCGTAAATGAGGCGCGCGAAAAAGGGGAAAAATTGGAGTTTACTCCTTTAGCGGAAGAAATATATAACTTTCTTCAAAAGGATTTGGATTTGAAGGACACGGATGATCCTCAAGGTATGGTTTCGCAAGTGGCTTCTATGATTGGGGGAATGAATTGGAACAATATATCACCTAAACAAACAGAAGATGGATCAGACACGAAAGAGAATGTTGCTGGCGAAACGGCTTAAACGATCATCCTCGCATTTGGTTAGACCTCTCCCTTATCAAAGGGACACAACAGGTACAGGGTATATGTGGATAATCTTATTGTTTTTCTTATGGTGTCCACTCGTTAATAATGAAAAAAGGTAAGCAACATACAGAAAAGAGAGAATCCTCCAGACGTGAACTAGATCGGTTGGTTGATTCTCTCGATTTCGAGCCTGTCAACTTTCATGAGGTGATGGCCCGGATACGGCACTTGATGTGCCTGTTATAGTCCAATATCGCTTAATAACCCACTGAATAGATGAGCGTAATACAGAGGTTGTGTTTCTTTGGGATTGTTAGGGTTTACTTGGTTCTCCCCATATTTAAGCCCGGCAGCTGTCAAGGATTTGAACTTCTTCATGCCCTTGCTGGATTGTCGTTGCAAGGTCGTTAACAACCCCTTTGCGGCCATTCTTGCGTTGAATGCCTGTGCGGATATTTTTAATCCGTTAATTCCCAGTAGTTCAGTGGCTGACAATAATTGATCCTTGGATTCCGTATAGTCCGGGGTAGGCAAACCCAATGGATCGAGTATCTGCTTTGCCATGAGCAATTTAGAGCTATCATTTAAGTTTAGGAATTTTGCCGCCCACGAAGCCGCCTTCATTTTGTCGGATAGCGATAACGTTTGTTCCGTTGGTTTGTGAAATACCTTCCTATACACCTCGAAAACTGGTCTTACTTTTCTCGCTATAAAGAACTCCATACATGAAACGGTAAGTTTATAGTCAATCTTATTGTTTCCTCCCCAGCTTGTTTCATCTTGCTTGCCATTTTGGGCAAGCGTCTTGTAATCAACCCCCTCAATAAATTGTTCATTTGAAGTCAATGCTCTAACGGCCTTCCCTTTTTCAGAATAGACTAATGGCCAAACTTCGTCAAGATTGATTGGAAACTCATCATCAGATTGAGCTAATTTTAAAACAGCCTTGAAATAACGTTTTATTTCATTCTCGCTACTATTCTTTGACAATATTAATTTTGATTCCATAATAACCTGATTTTAAAATTTAAATGTTGAGTGATCTCTTGATCTCTTCCGTGATCCTTTTGGTTATACGCTCTTGATTCCATTCGTGCCATTCGGTATACAGACCTTTTCCTACGAGATAAAAGAAACATGAGTTCTTTAGATCGGTTTCTTGCTGAGAGGTGATCTTGGCCCATTTAAGACGGTTCTCTAACATTGAGATATCCTTCTTTAGTTCTTGGATCTTTTTGCTTTCCAATGGGATTGATGCGTTTTTAGCTACAGTCGTATGAAAGACTTTCCGGTATACCTCGAACACCGGGCGTATTTTCCGGGCGATAAAAAATTCCATGCAGGGCACGGATAGTCGATACTCGATCTTTGGCCTTCCTCCTTTTGGGTTTTGCGGATTTTGCCGCAAAACTTGATAGTCAATATCTTGCATGAATGTTTTCTGCAAGACATCTACGGCATCCGATCTCTTGTTGTACACTAAAGGATATACCTCGTCAAGGTTCACGGGGAACTCTTGATCTGATTTTGACAGCTTGAGTACTGCCATGAAGTAGCGTCTGATTTCTACGGTGCTACTTTCTCTTGTAAGAATTGTTTGCTTCATCTGGTCTTCGCATTAGATGAATAAAAAAAGAGCAACCCCTCATAATCCTAGTTTGCGAAGACCACACATATCGTAGAGATACATGAACGGATTATGGGAGCTGCTTATACTTCTCTCATTCTCTACTGGACCACTCGCTTGCGGTGCCTATGTGTAATCTTCGCACCGCAAACTTACGAATTTTCCCGGAAAAGCAAGCGATATCTTCTATTCTTTTTATTATGAGCCTCCCTTGAAGGCTCGGTTAATACTATTCCTCAGATCGAGTATAGGCATCCAATGGGTAACACAAATTTTATCACCATTAATATCATACCATTCATTACATTCTCTGCAATACCAACCCTGTTGTAAGTATTTAAAATAATCAGTACACCAGCAGCCAGTTATTACCAGATCTTCATCATCAGGTAACTTATCTTTTGTGCTTATCCACGGTAATTGCTTTGCCTGCCATTCGGCACCTGCTATAAATCCCTGATAATACGCCGGGAATGCACTACCGCTACTCCTGCTTTCAGCGAATAAATGAGCCGCTTCTTCTACCGTCTGTCTCTTATCAATATCTCTTTCCATGATTTTAAATAATATTTAAATATTGCTAACCACACATTGTTAGTACACGGTAAACCTGTATATTTGCATTGCGTTTGGTTGGAACATTAACACCTCCAATCTGGTGAACTGTCATTCACCTCCTTGTCCTATCTCCCTTGTCCGAGAAAAGACACAAGCCCATTGTCCTGTAACTTTGGGCTTTTTTTAGTTTCGCTTGACAGGGCGTAGCTAAATATAGCTTGACGATGCAGGTCGTCAGGCAAATCGGAAAGGAGGTGTTTAATGTGGAAGACCAAACGCGCGAAGACAGCAAGACTCGTATTTTCTGTCGCTACATAGTAAAGAATGGTAAGAGAATCTATCCTAAGACCTCTCGTTATTTCTCTTTCTTGGTGAGCGATAAAAAGTAAGCCTAGCTGTTTTTTAGGAGATGTGCAGGCATCTCCTTCCTTTATTAGTCTATAAGCGTTACCTTAATCATTTGATCCTCCTTTCCTCAATTCCTCTATCAGTGCATCGGCAAAAGCTACGGCATATTCTGCTTGTGTTTTAAAAGCGCCTTCATAGACTTCTCTGCTTGAATTACTAAGAAACGCCGCCATCATATCTTTTGCAATCTCATATCTACGCTGTTCCCAATCGATGGTATTATATGTTGCTTTCATGATAACCTCCTTTCTCTAAAATATCCTCACAAGCTCTACTATCACACCTTACCGGCTTTTGGTGAAATGAACACCAAGCTTCCCCGTTAGCGTCTTCATTCTCGATAAGTCGGCAATCGCCGCATTTATCTGTTAGGAATTTCTTGTCAAGGTATCCTTCCTTGATAAGCCATTCAATCATTTCAGTGATAGCATCAAAAAGGCTCTCCCTGCAATATGACTGGGCAAGGTTACTTCCAGCGGAATACTTTACAGTGAATTCTTTATCTCGTGGAAGTATGAATAGGTAATAGTTGTATCCCTCACATTCTATTTGATCGGGCATCATGTTTATCAGCTTAGCCAAACTCCATGCTGGGACATCCTTGCCCCATAGATTGTCAAACACTTCTTCCCCCGTCATGTGTGTGCCATCAGGACGCCTATTAAAAGGCATTGCAAGTTTAGCTATTCTTTGCGGTGTCCAAAACTTACCTCTCAATGTAGGCGGTTTTGTTTGTAGTTCCCACTCCAACGTAGGCACTCGGCTTCTCGTAAAGTGATACGACATGTCCGCCGTCTCCGGTCTCACCCCGGCCTCTAATAGCCGGGATGATTGTTCTTTATTCGTGCAAATTTGATTCATATTATAATTCGTTGTTAAAATATTCCTTATTATCCATATTTACCCCTCCTGTATTATGACATCCCCATCCTTATCCGTGAACACTTCCACTAAATCGTAGTAATATTGATCGTCGGACGTGCGTATCATTACCTCCGCTTCCGGGTCTTGCTCTTGGAGAAGAGCTATTAGTTCTTTATTTCTCATGATTACATCGCTATTAGGTCAAACAATGTCGGCGCGCTTACCTCCATCTCAATTTCCCGTAGATAAGTAAGTCCGTCTTTCCAATAATCATAATTCAATTCGGTAGACAAGCCCTTACGTCCCAACTTGACAGCGCAATAAGGAACGGTACCGATACCTCCGAACGGGTCAAATATCAATTCCCCCTTGTTTGAATACCGTTCAATCAGCCTTTCAACGATATCTAACTGAAGAGGACAAATATGATTCTGTCTCTTCTTTTGTGACTGCCTCGTATTGAGCGTACGCATCCGGACGACATCATCCCATATCCAATCTTTTTTACTTACAGGATCAACGGCCATAAATGTTTTGGGTAATTTCCCGTATGCCTCTAACTCTTCTGCGAACGACACATGTTCCTCATAGTTATAGATATGCTCACGTTCGTAGTTGCGGAACAAATGCCGAATCTTATCTATTCCGGCGCCTTTCATATCTTCGTATGACAACAATGAATTGCCGGAGGATTTCCAACTTGCATGGGCATCGATCTGCCAACGGGCCAGCGAGTATTCGCTCTTGTCCTTCGTGACAGGCTGGTCTGCATAAGCACGGGAGGTATCGGTAGGCAACTTGCGAAAAAGCAATACATATTCAGGGCATCCGATTCCCATCTTGGAGCCATCCTTGCACATCTCGGTATAGCCCAAACGGTAGGTCTGATTATTTTCCCTCACTACATCCGTGTCTACTGTGATACGGCCCATATAACGAAAGCCATGCTTCATGTAATGAAATACTGTCATTTCACTGAATGGATCGATAGTTGGCATACCGTCACCCGTGGCGTTGCCGAACAATACACGGTCTTTCACATGTATACAGGCTAACCGACCCGGTTTTAAGATACGCATTAACTCCGGTGTAAGGTAATCCATCTGTGTAAAGAACTTATCATTGCTCTCATTATGCCCGAAATCGTTATAGGTAGGCGTATATTCATAGTGGTTGGAGAACGGGATGCTGGTTACAATCAGGTCCACAGAGTCACTTTCCATCTTTTGGCATTCAAGGACATTGTCGTTATTGATTGCCTTCCACAGTTTGCCGGATTTCTCTTCCCGACTGGCGAACATCCAACGCATCATCTTTTCCTCGGCCTGTAAACCGAACAGACCGTTTTCACGGACAATGTCGGTCATTTTGGAAACCATTTCCCGGTGTTGTGCCCATTTCTGCATGAAGCTCTTAAATATTTCACCCTCGCTTTCGGCATAGACCAGATAGAGATCAACGGGATGCTGCTGCATAAAGCGGTATATACGGGCTATCGCTTGGAACTTATCGTTGAAGCGGTAGTCAATGAACATGATTGCTTTATGACAATGGTACTGGAAGTTCAGACCTTCACCAAGCATCTCCGGTTTAGCTGCCAAATATTTCAACCGACCGTCCTTGAAGTCGGATATCACCCTGTCGGCATCTTCATCATCCTGCGAACCATATACGGCCTTACAGCTTGGAATCGCATTACATAAGGCTATTCGTTCAGATTCTAAATCATGCCACAAAAGAAAATGGTCGTCCTTGTTTTCTGGGCGGTTGATGATTTCCACCACACGGGCAATCTTCTCTTCCATATTGTCCCTACGTTCTTTTGCCGCATCTGCCAATCCTAGAGCTGCCTCACGGAACATCTTCACTTGTCCGTCACGGTCGGTACCAGCCGTAGAATTGTCCACACTCACGATCTCTTCATGCACACGGAGTTCCGGCAACTCATAACCAGTATCCGGATAGCCCAAGTCAGATGGTTTAGTTAAGAACAAAGCCCATGTGGATACCCACAACCAAAACTCCTTTTCCTTATGCGGATAAAGTGTCAAGTTATTCGCTTTCGTACTGTCACGCTGAAAGAATCGCGTAAGAGCCTGCCCTGTGTCCATCACGCCAAGATAGCCGGCATAGTGTATTAGTTCTTTGTATCTGTTGGGTGAAGGTGTGGCCGTGGCGACAAACCGATAAGGCACATCCGAGAACAAGGGGAGGAACTCTTGATAGGTCTTGGTCCCGAATCCTCGAAGTACACTTGCTTCATCCAGTGAAGTGACAGTAAAATACGCCGGATCTATCCTAACCCCTTCTTCACCGTCGCGAACACGCTCGTAGTTTGTCACCATGATATCGGTCGGACATATCATCACATCAGCCATTGTTCGTACATAGGTTACTTTCATGCGCAAGTGTTGTTCCGCTTGTGTTAGGAACTCGACTACCACACGCTTAGGGCAAACGATCAACCCCTTGCCTCCTTTATGGTTCAGGATTACCCGGAGTATTTCCAGCTGGGTGACTGTCTTTTGCATACCGAAGCTGGAGAATATAGCTCTGCAACCACCGGCTACCGCCCAACGAACGGTATCTTTCACGTGAGGATAGAGTGAGGTTGTTAATTCGCCCGGCTTAATCTCAAATCCTGTATTATGGCTAATGGCCATCTTTCCTTTTAAAAAATCTATGTATTTCATATATTATTTGATTTTAGATCATCTCTCATCATAGATGAATGCAGCTTTCAACTATGATGAATGTCTTTCTTTAAATTGCTGTCGAATATTTTAATACACTCAAACAGGTATTTGGCGACCGTCGGATTTACCGCATTTCCGATCGATCCAACTCTGTGTGTCCAATCGCGAATCCCATCATTGATTCCAATATGCTCACGATCTGGCATTTTGTAAATCCTTTCAGAGAGAGGAAATCTACCGTGTTGTTTTGGTGGCGGGACAAATATTGTTTGAGCCTTATTCCACTCTTGAACCCTCCACGTTTGTTGTTTGATTTCGTTGGAGTAGGCAATAACGTACACCCTTTCACGATGATGGTCGAATCCAAAGGCGGCGTTCGATAGACATTGCCATTCCGCATCATACCCTGTTTTGGAAAGATCGCAAAGGACTCGCTCGAAACCTCGAACAAGGAGCATTGGGCTGTTCTCAATGATGACGTATCGAGGTCTAACTTCCCGTATGACTCTATGCATCTCACTCCATAGTCCAGAGCGACTTCCGGTGATACCAACACCTTTTCCCGCAATGCTAATGTCTTGACACGGAAATCCTCCACTAATGATGTCCACATATCCGGGGTTTGACAATTCTTTGATGTCCTCATATTGCTTTGTGTTTGGAAAATGTTTTTTTAATATACTCCTCTGGAATGGCTCGATCTCACAGTTCCACAGAGTCTCTATGCCAACCCATTCCGCTCCAGTCTCAAATCCTCCTATACCAGAAAATAATGATCCATGTGTCATGTCTCTCTCGTTTTAGCAAAAACTACGCTTTCATGGTCCGGCCTCAGATGGGCCATGCAAGCCTTGCTGTATTCGCAGAATCTCGCTCCATCGTCCCGGAAGACGCATCCCCTGCACGGGATCTTGTTCTGCCCGTTGTAGTACGGCCTGTACTTTTCCACGGTAATTATCATGTCTCCTACCAACACGATCAAACCGATAGGGGTGTTTCTCAATCTCTCTGTTATTTCCATGTTATCTTCTTCTGCTTTCTCCGTTTAGGATTATCACGTTAAAACTCTTGAACCTGTCCACCAGTCTAGTTCCGAACCGATTCTTGAAATCCGTGACGGACAGGTTGGAAGTGATATGATACTTCTTCTGATGGGACTGGTATATCTCGTACCTCGCGTATAGGAACTCGTCTATTACGCTGTTAAGGCTGGTGCCGTAGCTTTTCTGGTTCTCCGTCTCAAGACCGATATCGTTAAGGCAAATATCGAACGGGTTCCCTTCCATGCTTCCTTTACCGGCCTCCTCGTTGTACGTGAACCTGTCTATGTGACCATGGATCTTGTAATAGTTCATCATCTGGGTCACGGATAGGTTTACGAAGCGTTTGGGGTTATCCGTCAATTTCAGGTAATCGGCGAATATCTGCATCATGAGCGTTTTGCCCGTTCCCGGATCTCCCACGATAAGGAGGTTCTTGTGCAGCTTATAGTTCTCCTCCGGGAATACGGACTCGGCCAACGGGCAATCGTTGAAATAATACAACAGGAATCTCAAAACCTTGTCATTCCCCCTGTCTGTCTCGAATTGCCGCCTCTCGATCCCTAGGTAATTACAACCTAGCGCCTTTATCATCCGGGCGTGGCTGATGTACTCCGTATCGTCCGAGAGATCGTACCTAGAAACGTTCTGTATAGTCCTTGCGTGCTTCTTCACTAGGTTGAACACCTGTTTTTGCTGGAGCCTCTCTTTTTCCGTAGGCCCCCGCATGGCTTGTATAGCCTCCGAAAGTTTCTTTTCTTGTTCCTCCATTATGTCTTTGATTATAAGCCCTTAGTCCTGTTCCCTGCCACCAATAGGTGAATCGTCTCTTAACGTCATCTATCGTTTTTAGCGTATCGCCCTCCCCGGTGGATACCATCCAAGCGAGGAAGTTATCCAGCTCGCCGGGAATGAGGTCATTGAAAGCGACGCTCAATCCCGATATCTGGCAAGCGTATCTGCGCCATTCCTCGTCCCCCAATAACTCATCCTTAAAATTCTTAAAAAGCTCCTCGCGCGTATTAAGACTCTCTCTCAAGGTATTTTCTTTATTATTATTTGGGCTGACACTGGGTTTTAAAATTTGTGAAAATCCAGTGTTTTCGCCAGTGTGGGTTTCTTGGTGGGTTTTTAGTTGGGTTAACAACGCTTGTAATTCGCTTATATCTATGTCGTTAAGCGGGTTTCTTGGTGGGTTTGACAGCGGGTTCTCTATGTAATTATATCGGTCGAAATTAATCAATGTAATTACATTCATTCCTTGTGTGCATTCCGTTTGTATCATTCCCATCTTCTTGAATCTTGCAAGCGTAGCCTTGACCCAAGTCTCAGACCTTCCCCATTTCTTGGCTAGGAATCTGTTGGATGCAGGATATTGTCCACGTCCCCAAGTAATCTCACGACCTCCGATGCGAGACGTTGTCTCAGAAGCCTCAAATCGTGCGGACTGTATCAAGTCCAACCACGCTTCGCTTTCATTGTAAGCACGGGCAGCCTGCCATATATCATTCGTGAAAAACTTTCGAGAGAGCATTATGTATCCTTTATCCATATCATTCTTTTTCTATGTCTCTTTCTTTTTTTATCTTATAAGAAACTGCTGTTAACTCAGATATTGTTTCAATAAAAGATAGCACGTCAGAATAAGGCACTCCTTTTGATATAATATTTAATGCCTTGTTGTTCGTTAATGCCTTTAGTTCATGTACGTACGAGTGGCAATCTTCACACAAGGTTATTAGATGTTTATCATCATATTCCCAAATTTTGTGATTTGATAGGTATTCTATATGATGCACATGAAGTGTCTTTTGTGAATTCCCGCAAAGCTTACATGTAAACTCATCTTTTTGAAAGATCTCTAGCCTTCTTTTTTGCCATCTAGGATCTTTGATTTGTTCTTTGTAATCCATTTTATCTTGGTTTATAATTAGACAATACAATATACTCCCCGGCCTAGACCGGGGCTTTTAAAATTTAATACGTGAGTAGGGTAGGGCTATTTGATAGTCCTCTTGATCTCGTCCATCAACCTCTCTGTTATCCTCTTGTCGTGCCACTCGTGCCATTCGGTGAATAGCCCCTTTGCGGCGATGAAGAAGAAGCATGAGTTCTTTAGCTCCGTCTCTTGCGAGGACGTGATGCGTGACCATCTGAGCTGTTCTTTAACGTGCTCCAGTTCCTTGGAAAGCCGATCGTTCTCCTTGGATAGGCGGTTGATGCGGATAGTTTGTTGACGTGCTGTTAGAGTACTCATAGCGCACCTCCTTCCAGCCCGGCGATAAACAAAGCGGATAGTAGATAGAATAGCGTCTTGGTATACCCCTTAGCGTCTTCTATGGTTTCACACTTGCATACCTCGCAGGGTAATGCGTTGTAAAGGTTGGCAATGGTTTGCCAAGAAAAGAATTTAGTTTTCATCTGAGTGTAGCAGTTAGATGAATTAAACAAAAAAGCAGCTCTACATAATCCAAAGTTGCTACACTCACACATATACAGAGATATATGAACGGATTATAATAGAACTGCCTATGCTTTCTATTATCTCTAACATCGCTCGCTTGCGGTGTCTATGTATGAATGTAGCACCGCAAAGATACAACTCAAATTCAAAATGCCAAATGATTTGCTTTAAAAATATAGGACACGCATCCTAGTGATGTGCTATAGTGGTGTCGGTTGAGATGGATTGATAACCTCATTGTCTCGTTTTTGCTCTTTCCATTCCCTGAACTCTTTTAACTCAAGCAAAGAGTGGAAACCTCCTAGAACGAATGAATATACCATTGGGAGTTCTTGTATCGTATATCCTCCAGCCTTGCTTAAAAGAGACATCCTCAGTTTGATGTCTCTTTTTTCTCTTAGATAGTTTAAGATTTCTATTATCATGATTTAATCATATTGATTGCTCTTTTTAAATACCAAACAAATTGAAGTTTTTTTAGAACCACGGGATATATCCCGGTGGCGTGTTGTCCTTGTCCTTGAATCTTTTTAGATGCTCTTCCACGTTCAATCCCTCTCTTACGAGGATGATCGTGTTCTTGTCAACCCTTACGGGTATCCTCTTGAATTTAGGCTCCGGGAGTATATCCCCGTTTGCCTTAGTGTTCGCTTTGATCGTTCTCATATAAGTTATCGTTGTTTGTAGTTGTCGCAATACCGGAGGGAGTTAGCTACCCTCCCGGTGTTCAATATCTCGCACCATATGGCCAGACCCTTGTGAGGCTTACCGTTCACGCAATCGCCACATTTCACCTTTTCTTGCTCGTCTTTCTTCTTAGCCATTTCAATCCTTTATGCCTTTCTGATCCCTCAAATCCTTTATTCGTTTCTTGTAATCTTCGATCATCAATTGGTAATCGAATGCCGAGAGTTTAGAGATAGAGTGCTTTTTTACCTCAAGCTCGTTAATTACTTTTACACCATACTTATTTATCAAGCCCTTGGCATAACCGATGTTGTTGCCCTCGTCGAAACGGTTGCAAGACCTGCATTGAGCGTTGCAGTTTCTCTCGCTGTATCTGGTACCCATATGTGACCGGTTGACGAAATGTCCGCAATCTGCCTCTTTCCAATGCACGATCTTCCCACAGCTTATGCAACGGCAATAACCGTTGTTGTCAGCATCCCTTATTCTTATAAATACGGAGAATATACGGTCTAGTCTGTTCTTTAAAGAGGTTATGTTCTTTACTTTTCCCATGGATGTTTTCTTTTTTCGTTTATTAATAAGAATCCTGCCAAGATCACTGCTATAAGTCCGAGTATTGCGGTGATAAGGTATATGGCCATTGTCAAGTGATCTAAATCTTGTATTGTTTCCATATTAAATATTTGTTATTCGTGATGGTAGCGGGACTCGAACCCGCATGAGTTGTTGAAATTCCAAATAGGAAAGGACAAAACTACATTCTCTCGATAGTCACAAACCTTAGCGTCTACCAATTCCGCCATACCACCGTGTTTGCCCCGCATATCCTCACAGACGGCGGGGATAATCATTAACTAACCTAAATCAAATACTATGGAAAACTCACTCTAATATTAATTAGCTTCTTGATTTAACGCCTCATTGTATAAAGGCATGATTAATCCGATACTGCTTACGTCTTCTACCATGCTGTCAAAAATGATTGCGTCGTTAACGCCCTTGAAAGTAGCCGTGCATCGTTCGCATTCATATAAAGCTTTCCTCATTATGTCGAATAAGCCCATGTTAAAGGATATTTGAGGAAGCGGAACGCTGGGTTTTGCCTGATAATTTTGTATCACTTTCTCTGCGTCTGGATATTTTAAGTTCTCATCCGCGAAATAGAAGAACGCCTTGTCATTCTTCTTATGGCACTCTATTCCGTCATCAGAGATAAGGATGTCATCATATTTCAACATGTCCTTAAAAAATAGACTATGCAGTAATTTGCCGTCTAACGCCTGTATCATGGCTTCGTCAAGGTTTGAGCATTCGGATATCCTGTTTTTAACGATAATATGTCCGTCACTGGCGTAGGCCCAATCTCCCTTGAAATATACGCATTCCATAGCGGGTCGAATATCGTCTTTTGCACAAGCCAAAAACATTTGTACGTTCTTGTCAAAGTTGTAAGAACCTTCTTTTCTCTTTCCCATATCATTAATATTTAATATTGTATTTTCTTCTTTCGTATTGTGGTACATACCCCTTACAAGGGGTGTTCCCATTAAATAAGACCGACTCCGGCCTTACAGTTTCCCCTTCTATTTTAGACGGGTATTTCCAATGCTTCTGCCATTGATGGCAAAGGCAGTGTCTTTTAGAGCAATCCTCATTGAGGCAGTATTTAAGATCTCTCATTATCGTATCTCTTATAGGTTTCCAGCTTCTTGACCTCCTTTTTAAGGAGTCTGGCCGCATCCTTGTATCTGACGCTGCCATAAGAAGCGGTAATAATAATGTTGGTATGCCTCACGATCTTGTCGATCAGGTAATTTGGAGGCCTGTCGCTTTTTCTCATGACTAAAAATTCGAAAGGTTTCTCATGAAATCGTATTCGGATATATCACGAAGGAATACCGAGAAAAGCACGTCCTTCACACGCTCGTAGAGATCCATGAACTCGGCCTCGTCCATCTTGTCGAAGGCTATCGACTTCGGGATCTCTATCCATTCCTTACGTGATATGCTATAGGCCGTATCGCAATGCCCGGCGGCGATCTCTACAGTCTTCCGGAAGCACTCCACGCTCTCCTTGAAATGCGCCGTGGTCTTCTCGTTCTGGTAAGACCATGCGCAATTTATCAAGGCGAAATACTTCTTTAGGAAGTCGTAGTTCCGTGCCAGCGTTATCTTGGCCTTGTATATCTTACCTAGCTTGAGTTTTTTCTTCTCGTCATAGTCGGAATCATAGCATGGCCTCAATCCGCTGGCGGTGTTGAGCAAGTATAGTTCCATGATTAAAAGGGGAGATCCGAATCATCGACCGATGGGGCGTTGTTGATATCCTCCGGTGAGGGGATATTGCTCTTGAACGTGGATTCCATCAAGTCACCTATGCCATAATAAACGCCTTCCTTTCGCTCCTCTTTCCTTGGGGCGCAAGACACATAATGCGTATAGGTGCGGTTGTCGAACGTGACAGGCTCTTTTTTCTCCCCGATCGAGATATTGAGGAATATCTTCTCCCCCTTGGCCGTCATTACTTTTTTCATCAACTCCTTCGGTATGTCGCTCAAGCAGATTGAGCCGTATAAATTTGCCATAATGTTTATGATTTTAAATTTTAGATTTATAAGCGGGGCGGTCGGTTATTCGCTACAGCAGGGATAACCACCGTCCCGTAGCCACGGCATGCGTGGATTATTTTTTGTTGAATGTTATAGAATATGACATCTTAGCCTTCCTTATCGCCGGATGGATCGTGTATATCTCCCCGGTCTCGTCATCAATGACCGTGGTATTATCCGGCACCGTCTTCAGGAACGCCTCCCGTTCTTTTATCTTGGCATCGAGAAGCATCCTTTCCTCGATCAGCCTAGCGTAGACCGGGTCATTGCAATTGGAGTGGTCGTAGGATACGCCTGTCTCCTTTATCTTGACCGTGGCCCCGTTCCAAGAGCGCTCCTTTCCGTATTTCTCGATATCAGAAAGGACGGCGTCCTTCATCCGGTCATCGTCCAGCGTCCTCTTGATGGTCTCTTGCATCGCCTTTAACTTGACGACGTGTGATACGGGATCTACCTCACCTTCCAGTACCGGGTTCAAAAGGTCTACTGATAAAGCCTCGATCTCGCTTTTCGTTAGCGGGGTCTTGCCGCTTAGCTCTAGTTCTTTGCTCATGACAGGTTATTGTTTATTTTATAGTTGTTGTATATCTCGATAATGGATTCCAATTCCACCTTCCCGACGATGTAGGACTTGTTTATAAGGCTCTCCACGGAGAAAGGCTGGTTGGATTCCTTGGCCTTCTTCTCGTTCTTGTATATCCACTTAGATATAGATTCCATGGCGCTCTCATTGTTTATATGATCTCTCGTAAGCTCTTTCTTCTCGTTGGAGTTAGCCGTTTTTTTAGGCTGCTCCTTAGGCTGCTCCTTTTGGGCGGTATTACCGCTCGCTATGTTAGCGTCCTCGTCATCGTCAGCCACGATGCCTAGGATGGCGCAAAAGGCGTATCTCTTGGCGTAAGTGATGGCCGATCCTATGGATTGAGCGTCCGCCGTATTGGATGGCATCCTTACCTTGGACGATATCCATTGACCGGAGGAATGAAGCAGTATGGTCCGGATAGAGTAATCATCCTCTATTAGCTGACATACTGAAAGTTCATTGTCGGCTAATGGCTGTTTCGCCGCCCTTTTGCATTCGGATAGGTCCGCGTACTTAAACTTGTACTCTCCTCCTGTTTTAGTCTTTACCTTGACCTCGGAATTGAGGCTTGGTTGCTCTAGCGATCCTTGGAACTTGGCCAACGCTATCGCTAATTTGTCAATCTCTTCTGATTTCTCCATGTTATCGTGTATTTAAATTCGTCAGCCTCCGGGAGTCGAACCCGGACTAAGACCATCGGCCGCCCTTCCCTCACTACCGTGTCCCTTTCCACCGGGCCAATGATATCGTCATGGCCTACCACTTGTCTAGGATATCGGTTGCCGGTCTGGGTCGGGGCTGCACCTCGTAAGGGCGGGATGTTACCAATTATATGAATCACATAGGAACCTAAGCTCCTCCATGCTCTCCTCATATTCCTCGTTGTCCTCCTCCCCGTCGTACTCCGGTTCGCCGTCGGGGTCTTTGATGTAGATGTCTCTCATGCGATCCTCCGATAAGCAATGCCTTGGGACTATTGTATTTCTTTAAATACCCCTCCAGCTAATTTGTAATATGTATCCGCCTTTATCTTCTCCCCATCAACAAATTCCGTTTTTACGCAAACGGGGATATATCTTTGCTTTTTATCAGAATAAGACCATTCGGATAATGTTATCCATGATCCTTTTGAAGCTTTTGCTACAGAGTTAATACCTGCGCACATGATGACACAGCCTTCGCCTGTGCTGTCTATCTTGGCACCGTTGCCGGATGATCCTATCTGGGCATAGTTGCCGGATGATCCTATCTTGGCATCGTCGCCGGATGATCCTATCTGGGCATCGTCGCCGGATGATCCTATCTGGGCATCGTCGCCGGATGATCCTATCTTGGCATCGTCGCCGGATGATCCTATCTTGGCATCGTTGCCGGATGATCCTATCTGGGCATAGTTGCCGGATGATCCTATCTTGGCATCGTCGCCGGATGATCCTATCTGGGCATCGTCGCCGGATGATCCTATCTGGGCATAGTTGCCGGATGAATTATCCTTTATGCTCGTTTTTATTTTTTCAGGTGATGTGATCTCTTTTAGCCATTCGACTCCAAGATTGATCATGTCAGCCAATTTTAACTCTGCTTTTATTTTAATCTTCGATGAGCAAATTTTTGTCCCTCTATCCTCCTTGGATATATTCCCATCTTGCTCTACTTCGCAAAACCTAGAGTCTATCATAGTATAGTGATCAAAAACATCAAACGGGCTTTCGCAAGCGTGAAACCCTCTGCTACACACCTTGATCTCTCCATACATCTCATATTCCTTGCCTATTTCATATTGAAAATCCCGGCATTTTAAATTTTTATCAAATCCCTTGTAAGATTTTATAGCAGCCATTTTATTTATCGTTTATAAGTTTTACCAAATCATTCCTCGTCTCCATAGCTTTTAACAGCCAATATCTTGATTATTACATATAATATGACACTGGCACCACCGAGTAAAAAGACCGCCCTTTTCAAGGGGTCCTCGAACCAGTAGCTTAACGCCAGTATAGCCGCCACTACCAATATCGCCATGAACGCCATTCTTAAAGTGTTCATCAATTGTTTAACGACGGCCTTGGATATCTCCTTTATCCGTCCTGTAATGCCATGTCCCATATATTATTGTTGTTGTTAAAATCGGAAGAAAGGCCTCATATCCTCACGGACGGAGACCTGCGTTGCAAAAATTGTGACTTTGATTTTCTGATTGAATAAGCCCCCCCTAGGGGTGAAACGTGCTCCCTGCCGGGCTTGAACCGGCGACCCTAAAGGCTCTGGCCATCTGAGCTAAGGGAGCGTTTGCCGGGGAATCCCACCCCGGCACAGTTTAAGTAAAAACTAATATTCTTTCCTGCCTCACGGCGGTATTGTAAGGTCTTGGTAGCTTTATTACACATAAAACAGCAAATAGTGTGAATTGTGATAAGAGTGGTAGCCGGGGAACTCGCGCCCCTTGTAACCCTAGATAATAATGTAACAAGATAACCAATCTAACATTGGACGCACGCCTTGATCGTGCGGCTAAACATACAATATTAAAACTGATCATGGTTCGCTACCTGCCCTAGCCATTTCCTAGGGTGGGATCCTTCTTTCTTTCATAAGATTAAATTTGGTTTATCAGTTATTCTTTCGTCTTCCGAAGTTTTCTTTAAGCAGTTTCTCCACCTTTGACTTTGAGGTATCATCAATATTCGTTTTTTCTTTTTTAGAAGGATAAAAAAGAAATATAAATGCTATAACTAATAGCATGATATGAAATAGACAGTACAACCACAATGGCGAGGTTATTACCCACCAACTGCAATTGATATAATTTAAAACCTTTAAGATGCTAGCCACTAACATGGCCAGCAATGTAAATGATATAAATATGTATCTCATACTAATGTTGTTTATAGATTAGATCCCCCACAACCTCCAACGGTTTCGAACCCGAATCATAGACGGGTGGGGGAAAATCTTGCGTCCTTCGTAATGGTTAACCAACGCCGCCGCCGGCGCAACACCAAAAGGAAGTACGAAAGACGCAAGAGCTTTTATCTATAGCCCATCGTGGTCACGGCGCATATATCGCTATCACGTTTCCTCGCTATAGACGGGCACCTCATAACGTTGAAGGCGTTACTGCGTGCCGTGATGTAAAAATGTCAAAGATCTTAATTGCAGCCCCACCGGTAATCGAAACCGGAACCTTCTTCTTAGGAGGAAGACGCTCTATCCGTTGAGCTATGGGGCTTGGTTGTTAACGATTCATATACGCTATAAGGCCGGCCTTGCTAAACACCCTTTTCCGGCCTTTATGAGCGTGAGGTATTTCCTTTATGTGTTCCCTCAGATATCGGATGGATAGCTTGGTGATCTTGGAGGCTTCATCGAAGCCAACGAACTCGTCCTCTTTCTGGGCCTCTTTCTCCAAAACGGACTCCACGATCCTTTTTACCTCCTTTCGCATGAGGGGAATCAATTCCTCGGCTATAAGCCTTGCGTCGTTCCTAGTCATAGCGTTTACTTTAATCTCGTTACAATCACGTCATCAATGCGCCCCGCTGTTTGTATCGTAAAATCATATCCTTTAGTCTTCAAGTAATCCACGCCCCTTTTTACCTTTAAGTATGGTATGGTCTTGTTTTTTATGATTGTGGGTTCTCCTATATTGAATCCCAATAATGTCTCACTAGTCGAGATTTTTGTCTTTACATTTGTAAGATTCTTCATTTTTATACTACTTTTGTTTATTGCTCTTTTTTAGTACGCTGTGATAGTACTTTTGTTCTATCACAATGCAAATATAAGAACAAATGAACTAATACAGAATATAACAGTGTTAAAAATACCTCATTTGTTCTATTTAGAATGATTCTAAATTAAATATTATATGGAAAATAGTATAATTCAGAGGATTGCGGAGATTATAACAAGTAAAGGATTTTCAGAAAATTCTTTTGCTAAACAAATTGGATCGAATCAAAGAACTATTAATCAGCAGTTAAGAGGAGATCGAAAATTAAGTTTGGATACAGTTTGTAATGTAATTAGCTCTTTTGGGGATATCTCAGCGGAATGGCTCTTACGTGGAGAAGGTAACATGAATAAGTCGGAAGAGAAGAATAGTGATATACATATAATGTATGAGACTAGTAGAAAACAAATACTATTACGAGACGAAAGGATTAGGGATCTGGAGATAGAGTTGGAGTTGGCTAATACTCGCTGTGAGGAATTAAAGAAGGAGGTTCTGGCGTTGAAGAGAATCGCAAAAAGTAGTTGATAGTGTTAAAAGGTCCCTTTTATGTTCTTAAACATTGAATATTAATATCTGAATCTATTTTGCTTTTGTTTTAAAAGTAATTATTCGTTTTTAATTACACTGTATTATGCCTACGGAAATAGATGTTTACATTGAACATGTGATTAGTCTGTCAAAAGATTACAGCATCCTTTTTGACAAGTATATTAAATTGGAAGAAAAGTGTAGGATTTTAGAAGAAAGGATTCTCTTGTTGGAAGGAAAGAGAACAGCTTCCCCCGCTCTTCAAATCTCTTTTGCTAGAGATTTGTTAAATGATGTTAAGGGGGGGGGGGGGGGTGAATCCTTATTCTATAATTAATGCCTAGGCATTAACGAAGTGGTTACAATTTTCAAGTATTTTCTATTTGTGATACCAATATACAAACAATTAAATTAATTAATCTGTGTATCAGATTGTTGAAGAACGAGATATAACCCCAGCCCGATCACGAGGGAGATTCTAAAAGAGTCTCCCTTTTTTGTGTCATAACTTCGTTGGCAAAGTATCTTAGGTGCGTGAGCCGATGTACTTAAGATACTTTTTTGGGGGGAGGGATCGACAAGAGGTTCTTTCTTTTTCCGACTGGAAAAACTATATGCCTATCCTCTATGATTTGCTACTGAGCTGGAATTTGTCTTATATGGATGTCTTGTCCTGAAATAGCTTGACACTTTTAAGGGGCTAAAAAGTATAGAAATGATCAAAAGAAAGCCCAAAAGAGTGTTCACGGAACCCTTTAAATTATCCGTGTTACGCGAGTATTACAGTAGCGGAATGAGCAAGTATGCGATAACGAAGAAATATTCTTTGAGCCCTCCTTGCATATATAGATGGCTAAAAGAATACCCAGTGGGATCGGACCAGTTACCTTTGCCATCAGAAACAAAAGAGAGGTTACAGATGGTTCCCAAGCAATCGGATTTGACAGATATGGAGTCCCTTCAAAAGCGCATAGAGGAATTGCGTCGTTCTTTGGAGCTGGAGAAGATGCGTAGCCGTGCCTTCGAGAAGATGATAGAGATAGCGGAAGAGGAAGAAGGCATCAGTATATTCAGAAAAGATGGTGCCAAACAGTAACGGCGTTACGTGAGGAGTATCCCCATGAGAGTGTGGCTACCCTTTGCGGGCTGTTTGGAAAGAAACGCCAATGGTATTACGCGAACATGAAGGCGGATGTATCGGAGAGACAACGCGTCAAGCTTCTTGCTGACATGATAGGCTATTATCGTCTTTGTTGTCCCCGTATCGGAGGTTTCAAGCTGTTCCATTTACTGGAAAAGGATTTGGGACATGCTGTGACCCTCGGGCGAGACTCGTTCTTAAAGGTTTATGAATCAAAAGGCTTTAAGCTCAATCCCAACAAACGTAGGCGTACGACAGACTCCAATCATGTCTATAAAAGGTACCCCAATCTTATCAAGGGAAAAGACGCGCGGTATTCCAACCATATATGGGTGTCGGACATCACGTACGTGTGGATATTGGGGGACGTGTTGTACTTGCATCTTGTCACCGACGCCTATTCGCACGCCGTATTGGGCTGGTGCCTATCCGACAGTCTCAGCGCCTCGCATACGACAGAGGCCTTGCGCATGGCGATCCGGATCGCCGGAGGCGGCAACCTTTGCGGTACCATACACCACTCGGACAGGGGGTCACAATACGCCAGCGAGGCTTACGTCAGCTGCCTCATGGAGCATCACATACGGATAAGCATGACAGAAGGATATGAGCCGACAGACAACGCCATGGCGGAAAGACAGAACGGGATCTTCAAGGTCGAATGGATATACGAGCAGGAAATGTACAGGGATAAAGAACAGGCGATCAATGAGATCAATCGTATGATTGACTTTTATAACAACCGAAGACCTCATATGAGCATCGGAATGGAGTGCCCGATGGAGGTGTATAAAGGCAAACTGCCGGGGAAAAATCTTTGGCGAAAAAGACCCTGATTCTTTTTGATTCCTTACATTTGTACGCCGAGAATATGGATCACTCTGGTATATCCATTGTCCATTCTTGATGACAGGCTTTTTGGTAGGCTTTATCAGAGAGTGACAAGTAAGCCAGGAGGATCATGAGTTTATTGACAAGTAAAGTTGTTTAACTACCCCAAAAGTGACAAGTGATTTTAGGAATGGACAGGATTGAGGAATATGCCGTAAAAGTAAGTACTACTTACTTTGTCATTTAATATATACTGCAAGTGGCATAGAAGATATACTGTCCTTTCCACGGGTTTCTACCAAGCTGGCATTTAGGCTGATTTTAGAACTTCGTAGCATAAAAAAATCCCCCGCAGAAGGGCGAGGGAACCTAATGTTTTCACAACGGAATAATCCTTATTGTGATTTGCTTCATTTTAGTATGACAAATATATGAAATGGAATGCTTGCGTGCAAGTGTTTCTGAAATAAAATTTTTATATTTGGGAAAATGTAAAGATAACATACT